AGAACAGGTAAGGCTTCTGCTGCTGCAGTACCGCCATCACCTGATCGGCGCCTTGAACTGCACCTGCCTCGTCGATGGAGACAGCTGCGCAGTCCGCGAGGCGCAAGGCGTCGAGATCGATGATACCCGCGCGGATGGCGTGCGCCTTCATCTCTGCCTGGATGATGCGCTGCCGCGCCTCCTCCCGCACCGCCGCGACGGCTTCATCGCGCTCTCGAACGGCCTGCGCGGCAGCGACGTCACGCTCCGTCAGAGCGATGCGAGCCTGCTCCCGGTAGCGCACGACTTCCTGGCGGAGCCTCTTCTCCTGCTCCGTGATTTCCCGCGGGAGCTCGACTGCGTCCGGAACGGGCGCTCCTTCCGCGAGCTCCGGCATGTCATCGGCAAGTTCTGCCATGGGCTGAACGCTTCCTTTCTCATGCATCACCGACGCCAACAGAAATGGCACCGGCAACCAGACTTCTGGAACTTCCCGGCCTCGCCTTTGGGATAAGTGTTATCCCGCCAGGTCGAGGCTCGGTGTCTCGTCGCGAGGCGCGATGTCCGGCACGCCGTACAGCGTGCACACCACGGCTCGCGCCGCAGCCGGATCGAGCACGTGCGCGCTCACCAGGCTTGCGATCCCGTTTGCCTGCGCCTGCTTCTCCGCAGCTGTCGTCGGGAACCAGGCAGGCCAGTCCAACTCGAGGCCGGTCGGATCGAGGCGTGCCTCATCCTCCCCGGCGACGACGAGGCCCTTGTCGATGCGCGTAGAGATGCGACACAGCATCTTCAGCAACGCGATGAGGCCGCCCTCGCCGTAGGAGATCCGCAACCGGTCGGCGAGCCAGATGAGGCCCTGGCACATCATCTCAATGGCGCGCCCGCTCTGTGCCGCGCCGAGCCTGTCGCCATGCGCGCGGTTGCCGTGCATGGCCTCCAGGGCGATCGCCCGCAATTCCTGGACATGCGCCAGCACAGCGGCCGCAGCATTGCCGTTGATCTCCAACAGCTTCGCATCGCCTTCGGGCGGCAGGACAAGGGCGGAGGCGGCGCCACCGGATCGTGCGGGGCTTGCCGACCCTAAGCCGCCGCCATCCTTCAAGACGAGCGTCGGGTCCGACCCGTACTTCAAACCTCGGCCAGCCTGGCTCAGCAGGTAGTCTGCCTCGATCACCGTATCGATGGCGCTGGCGAAGGTGCAGGTTCCCTCGGGTCCTCCGGCCTCATGTCCGTTGTTCCCGGAGATGTTCCGTATCCAGACGATGGGGACGAACCCCAGTCCGTGGACTACGCTGCGGTCTTGATCGACCTCCATCGCCGATGCGTGCGAGCCGACCTGGAGGGGCTTGAACCATGTCTCGCTCCGACTGTCCCAAACACGTCGGAACCAGTAAGGCCCGCTGCCCGGCATGACGTCATAGCCTTGCGCAATCAGGTCCGTGTCCCTGACCTGGTAGCATTCGGTGACGCTGAGCAGCTCCCTCGGATTGTCCCGCTTCCAGACGGGATGGAGGTACTTCGTCGACAGAACCTCGAAGAAGGCGGAGCGCTTGACGATGCGGACCTGGATGGCGACGGAGCCGACGGCGCCGCGCGTCGCTGCTTCCAGCATCGTCTCGTTCAGCCTTGTCTCCCGGATCAGTTCACTCAGGACCGAGACAGTCCGCGGATCACGGGCTCGTATTGCCGGCCAGTGGCCCTCGCTGAACAGCAGGGAGACGGAGTCGTCCACCACGACACGGCATAGACCGGTCCTCACGGACGGCCTGCGTTCATCGAGAGGGATGTACTCGCCTGATTCCGACCGTTCCTTGGAAAACGGATACGGCAGAACGTCATAGTGCCGGCCGTCGAGGACGGCTTCGAGCGCAGCCAGTCGAGCCGAACGATCCGAAGCGCCCGGTTCGCGAGGCATACGGGCCTGCAAGGCCATCCAGTCCATATGAGATTACTCCTAGCGTGCCATGAAGAAGCCTGGCCGCTCTTGAGTTGATTCGGGTCCGTTGCGGCCGAACAGGAAGTAACCGGAGGCATCGACAAGATGATCGTAGCCCTGCCTCTTGTCGGGCTCGTTCGTTCCCTCGCGGTACGTCAGGCGCTCATAGGCCTCGATCGATTTGACGCACCGAGGATCGACAGTCGCGGAAACATTCCCCCCCGCATCCCGGAAGGCGCGGTTCATCCCGTTGACGCGGTCCCGGACAGGCGGATGACTGCGCGGCACAATCACCTTGAAGCCACGCTCCTTCAGGATCCCAACATCCGTCCGACCTCCTGCCGACGTGCGGCGTTGTGCGCCCGCAGGGTCCGGATAGATCGTGATGTGAGCCACATCCGGCCGCGCCGGATCGAATCCGACGCGGCCATATCGGCGTGCAATCTCCTCGGCCATCTCATCCGTGTTCGAGGTCGGCAACACGATCTCGTCGATCTGACGCGTCAGCCGTCCCTCATCCTGCCAGATCGTGGCCGACATCGGGTTGATGTTGAAATCCATGCCCACGTGGAGCGGCCTGTTCGGTGCGTATGTTGCCGCACACACGTTGTCGGTGCGGCTGAAGGCGTAGATCACGCGTCCCGCATAGCTTTCGAAGCTGGCGCAATATTCTTGCCTGTACGTCCGTGGATCCAGTTCCCTGCGGGCGGCGAGAAGTTCATCCTCCGGAACGTTCCCCCCATCTGCAGTGGTGAAGAGAAAGGACCGGTACGCCGGGTCGCCGCCTTCCTGCCCGAGAACATACGCATCCCGGAAATGGTCGAACCCCTTCGGGGTCCCGATGAATAGCGCGTGCCCGCGCGACGCGGACAGCATAGGGCGAACGACCTCCTTCCACGCTTCCGGACGACAATCTGCCCATTCATCCCCTCCGAAGAACCACAAGCCGGAACCGCGAAGGTTCTCGGCCGCATCGAGCCCCACGAGCCGGATGATGTGGCCCGACTTCAGGCGCAGGACGCAGCTGGTCTCGTTCGGCCTGCCGTCGAGCCAGCGTGTCGGGATGGCCTTCTTCAGCCGCCCCCACATCACGCGCTTCGCCTGCAGGAAATTCGGGGCTCCGTACCAGATCTCGTTCTCGACGCCGACCGCATGCCGCACGGCAAGCCGCGCCGCGCGCCTCAACTCCTCCGCCATCAGGAAGGTGTTGTGAGTCGGAACCAAGGCTCTTCCGCACAAAAAGAGACGGCTAGGACTGTCGACCTGGAGACACCGAACCGCCCGACTGCGCACAGGCTGAACCCGGACGACGCGCCGCCGTCTTGCGCGACGCAGCACCGACCACCGGACCTCGTGAACATTCCGCTTCGGAACAAGGCCCAGCGAAAGACAAAGCCACTCGAGCAGATCGGCCACACGGGCGGTCTCTCGGACAGCACAACGCCCGTCCTCGCCTCTCTGCCCTCCGAAGCGTCGCCAGAGCCGGCGCAGCAGCCTCCACCGCCGCAGTTCGCCAGCGCGCCCGCCGACTCTCCCGTACGTCAACGCACCGCAGGCCAGGACAAAGAGAGCGTATCCCCGCTGCAACGACAGTCTCATCTGTCGCGTGGTCATCAACTCGGCCGCGCCGTCCTCGGCAGTGACCTCCCAAAGATGATCGTCGTCCGCGATGATGCGCGTGGCGTCGTCGAACCACACCTCGTTGCACGGGCGGCCCAGCATGACTTCCGAGGTGAACACGACGCGGCAGGGTTGCCCCTTCTCGTCGAACAGGCGCACCCCGTTTTGGACGTCCCCCATCCGTATCCAGCCATCCGGCGAGGGAAGAAGCGTATCGACCGCAAGTGCCTTGCCGAAGCGGCGCCCGCACACGGCCACGCGAAAGCGCGCTTGGTTGCCCCAGCCGGCGTCATAGATCGCCCATTGCGCCGACGTCAGCGCACCACGTGTCTCACTGCGGTGCCGCTGGATCCGATCGGCTTGGGTCATCGTCAGCCGCAATCTCCCTCAAGATGTTATCCTGATCAGCCACAGTCGCCGGCAGCGCGGCGCGTCTCAGGAACTTGTCGGGCTTGTTTCCACGCAGCAGCATGACGAGCAGAGCGTCACTGTAGCGGCGCACCGTCATCGCCTTACCGGTATCCGGATCGAGAACGACCTGGCCGCCCCGCATCACAGGCTGCGGCACGCCTTCCAGCGCACGCCGCCAAGCCTCTTCCTCGAGCCGATCGGCGGCATCGTCCAGTGCTTCGTCATAAGCGGCAGCAAACTCCGCATCCTCTTCCCGAAGGCGACCGACGCGGCGTCGACTGAGACCACTTATCCTGCTCGCTGCGAATGGATTCCCGTTATAGGCGAGAGCATCGAGGAAAATGGCAACTGCGTCGTCCTCGGCTCGACCACGATCGGCATTTCCGGGCCCATCTCCCGGCTCACCCGGCCCCGCATGCATGCCCATGCGTTCGTCACGTGTAGCGAACAGCGCCGACCCGGCGGCCACGCGAAGATGTGGAAGCCATGAGGTTGCTGCGTACTGCCGGAGAGTCTTCGAAGCGCCTCACCGCCAGCTCCCGGCTGAGAGCCTGGCGCACCCGGGCCCGCAAGCCGTTCGGCAAGCTCCCCAGCTTCGTCAGGT